GCTTCGTCTATGTACAACCAGTTTACGGACTTGCCTCGAATACCGCTGGCTACTGTAGCAGCTGTGAATACTCGTGATCCATTTTCTAATTCGACGTCGCCCTTGTTCCAGGTTTTGACGCCCTGCTGCATCCAGAGCGGAAGATTTTCATACATGATCTGATAGCGATACAGGACTTCACGTGCAGCATCTTTCTTATTGGCCAATATGGCAACAGTCTTGCTTTCCTGAAATAGGGTATACCAAAGTATGCAGGCTGCAGCAGTTATGCTTTTACCTTGCTGACGACCTTCCATGAGTATAACCTTGCGGTTATTTAATATGGTATCAACTTTTTTCTTCTGGACATCGTACAATTTAAATAGCTGCAGACCATGGTCCAGAGTCACTATGTAACAATAGTTCTCTATGAAGTACAGAGGATCAGTACTGCATTTAATTAATTCCTTGACCTGCTCTACTGTATAATCTATGGCATGTCCAACCGGCTTAAGGCTGGAATTGCCCATGTATGATACTTCGTTGCTCATGGATTTTTCTTAAGCATTTTCATGAGTTCAGCTGTGGATCCTGCAAACACAACATTATTCTGTGTGCCTATGCTGGCCTTGCTAGAAGTTTCTGTATTTTTTAGGTCTTTGGCTCTTTTCTGCAGCTCCAGTAAATCCTTGGCAGTGTCACTAAGAGTCTTCATGATCTGGCCAGCTACTTCATAGTTTCTAGGATGTTCGCTGTTACGACTTAACTCTATGATGTCATCCAGTGTATTCTGACCCTTGGCTATGACTTGTCTAAGTGTATTACGAGCCAGGTCGTAATCATCCTGCTGGTCTAGGTTCAGTCCAGGATTGCTGGGTGGTATAACCAGTTCTAATCTGTTATCATCCATGGGCGCAGTATTGAATACTGCATCCAATTCGGGAATATTTTTCATTCAAAATCCGTAAAGGTCTCATTAAACTCGAAATTACCTGTTGGCAAAGCATTATCGGGCGAAACATTGGCCTGATAGTTAACCAGATTGGTTGTAAGTGCAGCATCATTAAAGATGTCTACATCTACTTTTCTGATTATGCCGGTCTTTTGTACTGGACCATAATAGTTTATTTTAAGAGTAAAACTCAGTGTCCAGACAATAACTCTGCGAACCGCAAAGTCTCCTTCGTATTCATCCTGATATTCTACGTTGTTTAGTATTATGGGTAAATCGTTTAGTATGTTTAATTGAGGTATGGCCTTTAGGCTAACATTATAATCTGGATTAAAATAAGGTAAAATTTGTTCTATGATTTGCAGACCATCGTCCTGATTTTTAACAAAAACATAAAGATTCATGTTTATGTTATAGGGCGTTGGTGCATATTGTGCTAAAAGTTTACTGGGATCATTACTTATTATAGCTCTATTACTCTGTATGGGACTGACCTTACGAGCTGGATCGTATTGCAGTCCCATGATTTCAAAACTCATGCGTGGAAGTATGACCTCAGCACGTGTCTGTTCTAGGTTAGGCTGTTGTTCAATGCGAGCTATCATCTTCTGTCTGGGAGCATAGGACAATGGCACTTTAAATTTCTGTACCAGAGCACCAGCAGAGTTCCGACGTTCTATGAAAACTTCATTGAAAATATTACCAAATGCTATGATGGCTTTGCGAGTTGTACCCCAGTAAAATGTACGATCAAGCACGATAGACCTCACCAAAAGGATTCTTTTCTGTGAAGTCCAGGATGCCTTCGATATCGGTATCAAATTTACTGTTCTGCGATATAATTATTTCTGTTCCTTCATAGGTAAGACTATCGGGATTGTAGTCCATGGTAACCAGAAAGTCTTCGTTCTGCAGCAATAAATTATCACCGGACATGAGCTGGAAGTTGTAATTAGTACTGGTAAGTGTATCGATAACTGTGTCTGGATATTTGTCGATTTCTTCGACACCGGTGTCGAAACGCTCCAGACTGTAATCCATGAGCTCGCAACTTAGTTTGAATACATAGAGTGCACCGGCCTGATAAAAGGGCTGGTTACCTATGGTCTTGCGAATCTCAAACAGACTATTGGTTAGTGGGAAATATATAATGTCACCTTCGGCTGGTCTTTCCAGTATGGTATTATTAAATCGTTTTACTAACTGATTCCAACGTCGTCTGCTAACAACAAAGGTAGCATTTTCTCTTATCTCGACACCAAACTTGGACAATAATTCGCCTTCGCCTTCGAACCCCTGAATGTTTTCCATGTACATTTCTATGGGATAGGCATGCTCGTAGGTATTCAGCACATCTTCGTTTAGTATGAGATCCTGACTAAATTTTTTGCGAGGTATGTACCAGACATCGAATCCATAGATTTTCAGACACTCAATGATCAGATCCTCATATAGGACCTGTTCAGAGCGTCGACCCATGGGTATACCACTTTGAAAATACGGATTAGTTGGCATTGATCATCGACACCTGTTTAGGATTCTTCTATAATACTACTGTGGTGAATAAGGATTAGCCAGTAAAGAAATCCACAGGTAATTCAAAGGTGTTTCGAATCTCCTGTTCTATCTTTTCAATCTCTGCTAGAGCTTCGTCAAAGATTATTTGCCCATTAAGTGTTACACCGCCCGGAAGTTGCATGCCACCGAACTTTTTAAGGTTGTCTCCCCATTGTCTTTTGATCAAAGCAGTAGCGTATCTTTTAAGCCACATATCATTATAGACATCGTTATAGGTGTTAGGATCTAGGATGCGCCAGCATTCAAAGACCAAAAACTCACCGGCCTTGACATCAGAACTCCAGCTTAGATCTATGTAGCAGCGATTCATGTGACGATTGAATCTTACAGGCTTTGTACCCACCAATACCTGCTGAATTAGCTCTAGCTGACCTTTGACCTGCTGATAATAGATCAGATCCGTACTCATGATGCTGTACAGATCGTTAATTAATATCTGATAGCGAATGTCGAAGATGTTCATGCCACTGGTGGTCTTGCTACTGAACGGCAAAATTCTTTCTACACCAACCACAGCATCGCTCAAAGTAACATAACCATCGGCTATGTTGTTGGCTGTCATTTCATGCTTCAAGTAAACTTTTTCTATGGCATCGTAATGATATTCACGATAGAACTGAAAGGCATCGTCGATACGATCCTCTAGCTGATCATCGTCTATGTTGATTTCTATGACCGGATGACCCAATCTTCTTAGGCAATAATCAGATAATTGTTCTCTGTTGGTTACTGTAGCCATTTTTACCTTTTGGAATATTTATCGGGTTACTTCGGGCATGACAGTAATTACACCTTCGCGGATTCTAACCACTGTGGCATTATTAGCAGTATTTGCTTCAATGTCATACAGCCAGCGGCCAGCCTTTAAATTAGCTGTGGCATTGGCTGCTAGACTAATGGTAACTTCACCGTTGGTATCGTTAGATACTGTAGCAGTTATAGCAGTAGCATTGGCAGAATAATAACTGCGACGCATTTGAGCTCTAACATCATAGCCTACCAGACTAATGTTAGCCTTGTTACTGTCTATGTAGTTTACCTTCTGTGTAAAGGTAGCACCCTGGTCTAGGGTAAGGTCTAGGTATCTGGACATTATTCGTGGTCTATGATTTGCCAGTCTGCTCTATAGGGACGCCAGACTGTTTTATAGTTGGTTATGGGATAGGGTTCTATGGGCAAAATCTGGTTAATATTTGTATCAAAGTACATGTTTGGTTCAATGTCTGGCGGTTCTAACTCGTCTGTTACTGGATTGTATACAGAACCTTCCATGGCTTCAAAACGCTGATATCCAACAGAAGCTCCTGTTCCAACCCAGGTGAGTCCGGGGCTCCATTTTTTAAGATATTCTATTCCTATGGATTCATCTTCTATACCATCGGAATTCAAAATGTCTCGTTTGTAAAGCGTCATGCACTTTTTTACAACATAATCTTCATCATAACCACAAAAGAAACGACAGTCGTACGTACTGATATTGTTCAATGGAGTCCTAATTAGGAACATGTTATGAAATTGTTGAAGATCTTGATCTGTATACATGAGATAATTATGGCACTATGCTGGCGGCTGGGGTACCGGTTGGTAAACAAAAGGTAGCACCTGTGTTACCACAGGTCCAAACACTATAAGCATAATTGTCAGAAGAAAAAACAGCAGATGTTGGAGATGGGCTCTGCGGAGTACCAGGCACAGAACACACAGTAGCTTTTACATATTTGGGCGCGGTAAAATCTACGTGGGCGTGGCCACCTACCCCTCTAGATCTAGTAGCAGTTGGTACTGGACTGAACCCATACCCAGAGGCAGCCTGGAAACCAATAGCATCATTACCTGTTCCACCTAAATTACCACAAAAACCAACAGTACCAGCTTGACTTGAGTAACTGTTATAATTATATGCTTTATTTGCCTGACCACCACCAACCTCTCCACCTATGCCACCAGAGCTAGCGGATTCTGAGAGCCAAAATCTACCACCTTGAGGATTCCCTTGCCAGGTTCCGGGTCCCCCATGAGTTCGAGCACCATCGGGATTCATGGGAACTGCTGTACTGGCATATGCATCACGTTCACCCCAGCCTGGATTCCAATTGCCACCGCCTCCACCTGCGCTGGATCTTCTGCAAATATTACTTATGTTTGCAGCGTTTTGCGGTGTTCTGGAGCCACACCATACCATAGCACCTCTGCCGCCAGGTAGAGCTGCTGGGCAAGTTGAAATAAGACCAGCAGGATAAATATGTTGTTGAGCAATACTCACAGTATTTGGAGCTCTACATCCTCCGCCACCGGTATGATATGGACCAATAAATGTTGTTTGTGGCCACGAACCTTGTCCACCTCCGCCAGCTGTCCCATTGGGGGCGTTGGCATTTACCCCCTGATGAGTAGTTGTAAAGGGTGTAAGGGCAGGACGTCTGGCTGATCCAGCTACAGTAAAACCCTGCAGCCAACTTAATGTAGTAGAACCAGTTATCATAAAACCTGCTCCACCACCACCTGCAGGTGGAGTGCCTTGCGCACAAGTATCTGCTCCTCCACCTGTTAAAGTCCAGGATATGGTTTGTGGTGGTGGTGTAAAAGACGTGTCATTAACAGTAACTGTTGACGATGTGGCTATAATAGGACCACCTGTAGAACCAGTACGAATCTGCATGATAATGGTTTCTGAACCTTCGCCCGAACTTAGGTCATTGTTTAGGGTGAGACTTATGGACCCTGATCCAGATGTTAGTGTAAAACTGCCTGAGTTAGCAGCTATGCTAAAATCAGATGCATTAGTAGTGCCACCATTAGTCCAATAATAGGTACCGTTGGCATAACCCGAGGTTGATACAGTCCATGTTACGGAGCTGCCTTCGTTGACACTTGAAACATTGGGACTTACACTGGCTGTTGGAACACTGGTATCATTGACAGTTACTGTAGATGAAGTTACTACTATGGGTCCTGAGGTAGAGCCCGTACGGACCTGCATGATAATAGTTTCAGAACCTTCGGTTGTAGCATCGTTGGTTAGGGTTCTGCTTATACTTCCCGAAGTGCCGCTTATGCTAAAGCTTCCAGAGTTTTGCCCGTCGGTAAAATCAGCACCAGTTGTAGTGCCACCATTGGTCCAGTATAGAGTAGTTGGTGAGTTATATGCTGTTACTGTCCAGGTTACAGTGCCGCCTTCATTGACACTGGATACACTGGGACTTATGGCGAAACTATTAGTTGCATCTGACACACTAACAGTTGCTGATGTAGCTACTATGGGCCCTGATGTGCTACCAGTACGTACCTCGAATATAATGGTTTCGGTACCCTCGAGTGTATCTAGTTGCCCTAATGTTAGGCTAACAGAACCAGTATTACTGTTAATAGTAAAACTGCCTGAGTTTACAGCAGCAGTAAAGTCACTTAAATTAGTAGTACCTGAATTGGTCCAGTATAGAGTTGTACCATTGGCGATGTTGGTTGTAGTTATAGTCCAGGTAACTGAATTTGGTTCAGATACACTAGTAGTACTAGGACTTACTGAATACGTGGGAGCAGCATCGGCTACGTTTACAGTAGTAGCCGTGGCTACTATGGGTCCTGAGGTAGAACCTGTACGTACCTGGAATATGATGGTTTCAGTACCCTCCACCGCAGCATTGTTTAAAGTCGTAATTGATACTGAACCAGCATTGCTGGTTATAGTAAAGCTACCATTATTAGCTCCGCCACTGAAGTCTGTACCATCGGTAGTGCCACCATTGGTCCAGTATAAGGTCGTGCTATTAGGAACATTAGTTGTAGTTACATTAAATGTAACCGAACTTCCTTCTGTAATACTAGTTGTTGTTGGACTTACTGAATAGGTTGGTGCAGCATCAGCTACGTTAACTGTTGACGCCGTGGCTACTATGGGACCAGACGTGCTGCCAGTCCTGACATTAAAAATTATGGTTTCAGTGCCCTCATAGGCAGCGTTATTCAACGTTGTAATAGATACTGACCCAGCATTACTAGTAATGGTAAAGCTACCGCTATTAGCTCCGCCACTGAAGTCTGTACCATCGGTAGTACCTGAGTTAGTCCAATAGAGCGTGGTTGAGTTGGGTACGTTGGTAGTAGTAACGTTAAAGGTAACTGAACTTCCTTCGGTTATGCTGGTTGTAGTAGGTGATACCGAATAGGTTGGTGCAGCATCGGCTATGTTGACCGTAGCAGCCGTAGCTACTATGGGACCGGATGTGCTTCCAGTACGTACTTGGAATACGATGGTTTCAGTACCCTCGTAAGTAGCATTGTTAAATGTTATTAATGCTACGTTACCAGTATTATTGGTAATAGTAAAGCTACCACTGTTTACTCCGATATTAAAATCAGTACCATCAGTAGTTCCTGCATTGGTCCAGTATAAAGTAGTACCACTGGGAACATTGGTAGTAGTAACGTTAAAGGTAACGGTGTCACCTTCGGTTATGCTAGTACTGGTCGGAGTTACTGCATAGGTTGGAGCAGCAGGCCCTGTTGGGCCTGTTCTAAAACCAAAACGATCCTTAATAGATTTTAAAATTTTCATTAGCCAAATCCTGATGCACTGACGAATATACTATATGTAGGTGTTGCTGCAGTCTTGAATATTGTAATCTGGTAAATGTCAACATTACTAGCAGTACCCAAATATGGGCCACCACCGGACCAACGAGTTGTTACACCGACTGCTGTCCCATCGACCTGGTAGGTGCTAATATAATACGGAGTTGCACCATTAGTAATGAATACTGTAAAGGTTACAGCGTCGCCTACGTTAGCTCCTACACCCAGTCCCGTCATATTTATAGTGGCATTTTGTGCTTGAGTTCCTGTAAAATACAGCAAGGTATCAGACCACATGCTAGCCGTAAAGCTAGCACCAGTGTCAGCGGCTACTATATTAGCCTTGTCTATGACTGCACCAGTTATTTCAATGGTACCAGTAATGTTAGCATTGCCAAATACTATGTCTGCACCACTGTTTAAAAAGCCCTGAACTTTGGTGTTGGTGTAGAATTGATTAGTACCCTCGGTCATATTTGAAGTACTGAGGTAATACGAACCAGACTGACCATCTAATAAATCAGCATCTAAACCAGAACCAGGACCATCATTTCCAGCATGCCAGACTACATTGCCATTCATAAGTAACCCGTTATTACTGGGCGCTATGAATTCAAATACATCGTCTGCATCGTTGGTCATGGTGAAGGTCATTCTAGTAGCTTCACCGCTCGAAGCAGTTAGTATGATTGTGGCCGTATCACCAGATCCACCAAAGGCATCAGCAGGGAAACGTAGACCTTTGGTACTTAAATTAACATAATCAGTGATGCTAACATTGGCAAATGTAACTGACGAAGTAGTTTTGACAGGCTGGTCTATGTTGTTGCCTATCCAGCTGTTGATATTGCCTATGTTAGAGGTATTACTTATAACCCAACTATTAAGGTTTCCTATGTTAGTTCCTACATTAGCCCATACTCTGTCATCAGTATAGTATAGATTAGAAACTTCGGCTATGTTAGCAGTAGTTAGAACAACAGTACCAGTCTGACCATTAACACTATCGACGGCACCTCCACCGCCACCACCGCTGCTGACTATGACCTGGAAATTACCATTGGCTTCATAATATACTAAATTAGATCCAACTGCGCCAACAGCTGCGCGAGCACGTGTATTGTTAAAGTATAGATTAGCACCTTCGGCTAGGTCAGTTGTGCTAAAATTACTGATTGTGTTTACAGAACCAAATACTGTACCATACAAATTATTAACAAATAAATTAGCATAGCTAAAGCTGGCATTTGCTGTATCAACTATGGTAACAGGTTCAGGATCTAAATTAGTAAATAGTTTAAAGTTACCATCTGTAGCATCTCTGAACAGACCAGCATGGCGTTCAACATCGCCTGTCTGTATGTAATGACCAAAGAAACCCAAATCTACGGTATCGCCTGAAACTGGATTTTTACCGATCTGGATAAGCGGGTCATTGATGATTAATGTATTACTTTCGAACTGTAGCGCATTACCCTGAACTGTTAGGTTACCAGTTACTATGAGGTTAGCAAATGTTACGTCATTAGTTTGGCCAACAGCCTGACCTACGCTAAAAGAACCAGTACTTTCATTATAGCTGACTCCAGTACCACCCGAAACAGCAGCACGAGCACGTGCATTGGTAAAATAAAGATTGGTATCTTCGGTAATATTGGCAGTTGTTAGGACAACTGTACCAGTCTGTCCATTGACACTGTCAACTGCTCCGCCACCACCGCTGACTATGACCTGAAAGTTACCATTGCCTTCGTAGTAAACCAGATTAGAACCGACAGCCCCAACTGCTGCTCTAGCACGAGCATTACTAAAGTAAAGATTAGTACCCTCACTTATGCTGGTTGTTGTAGTCCCAGTCTGCAAGAAACCTGTAGCCTGAATGCCATCCAACAAGTCTGCGTCAAGCCCTGAAGCAGATCCATGATTGCCTTCATGCCAGACTCTATAGTCATTAAACTGCAATCCTAGGTTACTGCTAGGTGCATAAAATTTAAACTGGTCAGAATTATTATCACCAACATGAAACGTGAGGTATGTTGCTCCTCCAAACACATTAGCAGTTATATTAGCATAATCTGCAGCATTGTTTGATCTAAAAATTATACCATTATCAACGCCATATTTTAAATAAACCTTTTCAACACCTATGGGTGTAGCATTGCTTGTAGCATTAAGCAGAGCACTGTAAACTCTGTTATTTGTAAAATATTCATTGCTTCCTTCTGTTACATTACTGGTAGTAAGTACAACAGTACCAGTTTGACCATTAACACTTGTTACAGTTCCTATGGTTGAAACATTTACCTGAAAATTGCCGTTAGATTCATAGTAAATTAGGGTATTAGTATCTGAAGAACCAACAGCAGCGCGCGCCCTGGCGTTTGTAAAGTAAAGTCTGGATCCTTCGGTTATGCCCGAAGTGGTATTATGAGAGAATAACCAGGCATTGATATTACCAATATTTGCGCCAACATTGGCCCAGACTCTGTCATTAGTAAAATAAAGATTGGCGCCTTCGGCAACATTTGATGTTGTTATGGCGTTGGCGCCTGTGCCAGTGGTAATATTGCCTATAGTATCCAGTAGATAACTAACATTAGCACCAATATTGGCCCAGACTCTGTCATTGGTATAATATAAATTTGAACCTTCGGCTATGTTACTGGTTGTAACATTTGAATTAGCGTGCCAGATTTCATAATCGTTGTAAACTAAATTATAGTTACCTGGAGCGAAAAATCTAATCTTATCCAGAGGATCTGATCCAACTCTGATATCCAGATTGGTACTAAATCCATTGGTAGTAATTATGGCATTGGCAAACGAATTAGTTGCAGTAGTTGCCCACTGTAGTCCAGCCTCATTGCCTGCATATACTGTTATTCTATTGAAGATAGCATTGGCTAAATTGCTGTCTGGCCCGGCAACTGCTGCTAGTACTCGAGCATTGGTATAGTACTTGTTGTTGGCTTCGGGTACAAAGTCTGTGGTTAGGCCTGCAGTAATGTTGGCCCAGACTGGATCTGGGTTAAATCCTATGGCAACAACATTGGCGCTAATTACACCAGTAACTGGATCATAGTCAATAACTGCACCTGAGTTGCTTATTGCAGCTCGTGCTCGAGCATTATTAAAATATAGGTTATTTACTTCGGTAATGTATTCGGCAATGTTACTGGTGTATAATAATACGTTGCCGTTTTGTCCGTTTACATTGGCAACACCAGCAACTATGTAGATATTACCTGTGGTGTTATCATAGTTAGAACCCGTACCTGTTACTGTAAGAGCTTCACGAGCTCGAGCATTGGTAAAGTATAGATTTGTGCCTTCGGTTAAATTAGATGTAGTATGATTAGATAAACTTGTAATTGTACCTATGAACTGATTAGCCTCTACATCTGCTAGAGTAAATGTAGCATTAGCAGTATTAACCAGAACATTAGGCTCTAGTGTTAGGTCCTTGAAGAACTTGTAGATGCCAAAGGTTGCATCTCTAAACAGCCCTGTATATTTTGAAGCAGATTCTTCAATATACTTACCATAAAAACCAATGTCTGATAAATCGTCAGGATTAGCATTAGCTAATTTAATTAGGCCATCATTTACAGTTAGCGTAGCAGCATTTATCTGAGTATTGCCGCTTAGAGTTGTTTCGCCTGTAACAAGTAGATTACCAATTATTGTGGAATTGGTTCCTGATGAAAATACTGAATTACCTGCGCCATCATAAAAAGTCAATACGTTATCTGATACTGATAGGTTTCCACCCTCTCTAAAGTAGATGGTGCTACCTGACAGATATAAGGACTTCCACCAGTTTGTGTCTGAGCCCAGATTATAAAAGTTGTCTGAAGCAGGTACAATGTTACCAGCTACATTGGACAAGTAATCCTGCACTCTCACATTAGTAAAATACAAATTTGAATCTTCGGCAATGTTGGCTGTTGTAAGTACAACATTACCAGTCAATCCGTTTACTGTTTCTACACCACCAACGATGGTAATAATCCCATTGGCTTCGTCATAACTGCCTGTACCTATGACACTTATAGCAGCACGAGCTCGGGCATTGGTAAAGTAAAGGTTAGCACCTTCGGCGACTATACTGGTTGTTAGAGCGCCAAAACCATTGCCTGTAGTAATTCCGGTAACAGTTGACCAAATATTTCCTATGTTAGCACCAACATTTGACCACACTCTATCGTCGGTATAGTAAAGGTTGCTACCTTCAATAAGGTTGCTGGTAGTATGGTTGTCTAAACTGCTTACGTTGCCTATGACTACACCAATGAACTCCTTGGCCATGATATTGGCCAATCTGAAACTAACATGTGATGTATCAATAAAAATATTTGAATCTGGCTCGGGCTGATAGTTATCAAATATTTTGAAGGTGCCGTCGGTAGCATCTCTAAACATACCAGCATGATGATAGGTACCATCATTATAACCACCGCTCCAGCCCAGGTCTGGATTTATTGAAGATTTACCAAAAGCATTACCACCACTTACATATACATCAGTGTTGGATTTTGCTATGGTAAAGGTATTACTGGTTACTGCTAGTATGGTAACATAGCTAGTCTGATTTAGGTTAGCTGGTGTTATTCCAGTAACTCTAACCACAGTGCCCAGGGGGAAACCATGATTCTGAACTGTGGTATATACTACGTTGGCACCGTCACCTACGGCATTGGCTATGGGTTCTGTAACGGCTTCATTCAGATAGATCATATTATCTGAGATAGCCAGTTCAGTGGCATTAATTATTGTCTCTGTTCCCTGAACAAACAGATTACCTGTAATAACTATATTTTTAAATTCAACATCACTGCTTGGAGCAACCGCCTGGCCTATGTTGATCTGGCCATTGGCTTCTATGTAGGTAACACCTGTACCACCAGACAATGCTGCTCTGGTACGAGTATTGGTAAAGTATAGATTAGCACCTTCGGCTACGTTACTTGTTGTTATGGCGCCTACGCCGGTACCAGTTGTAATACCAGTAACAACAGACCATAAATCACCTATGTTGGCGCCAACATTAGCCCAGACCCTAGCATTGGTAAAATATAAATTAGCACCTTCGGCTACGTTGCTAGTACTTAGTACGCCACCACCGGCTATTGCGTAAATATTACTCCAAAGGTCGCCTATGTTTGACCCAACATTACTCCAGACCCGTTGATCTGTATAGTATAGATTAGAACCTTCTTTAAGATCTGTAGTGCTAAAATTATCAATGTTACTAACATAACCTGTAACATTGCCTATGAGATTGGCTGCTACAGTTACAGTATTAATACTGTTGTCATTTATAATTGTATTACCAGTTGAAATTAACTGTGCTGTAAGATTAGTAACCGGTAATGACGAAACTGCAGCTATGGCACGGGCATTACTAAAGAATATATTAACACCAGTTTCAATCAGGGCACCTGTATTGGCTACTAAATCAGCGGGCTGATTAGCAGTATTTAATATTGTAATGTTACCATCAGAGGGTTCTCTGATAATAGTGTTGCCTAAGAAGATACTGTTACCTGACAGGTAGATATCTTTCCAGCGTCTGGTGCTGGTACCAAGATTTAAGACCCCATTAACATTAGGAGCTACATTGGTTGTGACATTGCTATAATCTGGTATAACATTGGAAACGTTTACTATACGACCACGATTGTCTACATTGATAACTGGTATTACAGAAACACCACCATAAACATTGGCATTAACTGTATTGGATATGGGTAAACTGAACTGACCTAAAATGGGACTATATTCTATACCATAACCAGCATTTAAGCTTTGGCGAACTCTTAGGTTAGTAAAGTAAGCATTAACATTACCTTCGGCTATGTCATCTGTAGTAAAATTGTTTAGGTTGGCTATTTGTCCGAATATGTTACCATAAACATTACCATAGATATCGCCGTAGAATGCTATATTAGCAGTTACTGTTCTAAATTCAATGTCTGCGTTGGGTGTTATGTCCTGGCTAAGAGTCAGAAGGTTTAAATTTTCATCATAGATAACACCAACATTGCCATCGGCTACTGTGCTTAGTACCTGCTGTACTCTTTCTGTAGAGAAATAAAGATTTGTATCGCCCTCAACAACCTCATCACTGTTAACTGGTGGAGCAACAACCAGTGGAGCCTTCCAGGTTGGATATTCAGGGCTATAGTATACCAGACTATTACCAGTACTTTGTGGTATATTAAAATATAAAAGTCTGGTATTGCTGGCATTGAAACTGCTAGTATAGTCAGCACGTGTAGTTACTATACCATTAACAACATATGTAACACCTAAAACATCTTCGCTATTACCCAGAGGATTTGTATCATAACCTAATTCGAAACCTATGCCATTGAGCAAAGGGTTGCTTAGATCAAAGATTACATTAGAGCCCTTGGGCAAAAATAGCGAAGGATTACTTTCCTGATCTATGACTAGACTGTTTAGATCACTACTAACAGTAATTAATTTTACAAAATTGCCCTGGAAATTACCAACAAAAGTATCGGCTATAACAGTATTGCTGGCATTTATAATGTTGGCGTTTATGGTATGTGCATATAGGCTATTCCAGGTTAAGTCTGGAGCGCCCAGGTCATATACATTATCAGAAACTGGTATAATGGTATTACTAAATACAAAAGCATTAGTATTGTTGCTAAATGTGATACTACCATTGCCCAGATATTCTGGATCTTCTATGGTTAATATTATGACATTTGCTTCAACAAATACTACATTACTATCGGGCCGTACATTTTGCCCTATACTTAACCAGCCATTAGAGCTATCGTAAAGTAAGGTCTGATCTGGTAATAAAGCGTCGCGTGCACGTTGCTCCGTAAAAAATAAATTTGTTGCTTCAGATATATCGTCGGTCTGTAATGTGACAACGCCAACCTGTCCATTGACACTTATGACATTAGGGCCACCGCCAAAGCCGCCCAAAGCAGCAGCATTAGCCCTAATGGTGCCTGTTGCTTCGTTATAGATTATGGTATTGTCAAACGCCGAGATAGCTGCTCGTGCTCGGGCATTGGTAAAGTAAAGATTTGCGCCTTCACTTACATTGCTAGTATTTAAATTGTTTCCGCCAATGGTAATGATACCATTAGCATTGTCATATGAGCCAGCACCCTGGACACTAATGGCTAACCTTGCACGTTCATCCGTGTAGTAAAGATTAGCAAAACCTTCACTAATAAAATCTGTTGTAACACTGGCTACATTAATGGTTCTAGACGTGATAGATTCATTAGCCAGAGCATCTTCAGTGACACTTAGATTGGCCAAGGATCCATCGGGATCAAGTAATGTAGCTAGAGTAAGTGATTGTGATGGCATTGTTCTACAGTATTATTTTATATTTATGGATTAAAGC